GAGTCCAAGTCTATTTTGACTCTGGCTCTGGTACAGGCTCTTATGTTCCAGTCTTGGGCAAGCCCCACGCTGGCAATTTCTATACTTGCACCGTGGCTTCCACGACTGCTGGTCAAAACCCAAACACCCACCCTGCCTTTTGGACAAAGACTGATATCCCTTATATCTTCTCTGCGTTTATGGCTTGGGGGTCTGCCGCTAATTGGCTTGTTTCTGAAGGTCAGATTCAAGAGGCGGCTACCATCGAAGCCAAGGCTAACCAAGTCCTTGAGCAAGAATACGACAAGTTCCTGCGTCAACAGGGACAGTTCGGTAAAATCAACATGACAAACACTTACTAATACAATGGCTAACATCTCATTCACCTCCCCCTTCCTCCGTGGCTTCACCCACGCTACATTTACAGTAGGCACATCTGCCTCTACTATCCTTGACCACGCTGTCACCCCTATCAGACGGGTGAGCGTCATCATCCAGAACCAACACGCCACCGCTAAGATTACAGTTCGATTCTCTGAGTCTGGCTCTGACGGTCTGTTTGTTAAGGCTGGCGAAAGCATCTCGCTGGATAACTACAATGGTCACATCCGTTGTCTGTCTGATACCGCCTCCACCCCTGTTCATATCGCCTACGCTGTTTGCTAATGAGCGTAGACCTACATCGGATAGGCACAGGCATCTCGTCTGGCTCTAGCCGTAACGGGTTCGGGAACATCGTGTCGTTTCCTAGCGTCTCGTTCCCTGCCAATGGGTTGTTCTACCAGTCTTTAACTGGAGTTACTTATCTTGTCGCAGAAGGTGGTGAGTTTTTTGTTAGCCCTGCTGACGGGTCTAATGTTCCAAATGAAGTCTGCGATGTGGATGCCTACCACAATGGTTCTGGCGGTTTCTACAACGACTGGGCAAACGCCACAAATATTGCATACAAGCCAGCGGGGACAATTTTCTGGCAGGATACCACTATTTATACTGCAAACCCTGTTGAAGTTCCTGCTGAAAGCGGAAACTATTATGATGGTTATTTTGGCTACAACAACTACACGCACGATGGTTCTGGCGGCTATGTATATGATGACACAACCGACACCCCTTGGGCTGAAGGGGTAGAAATTGATGTAGCACTTCGGAGTTACTCTGAAATTGAAGTTCCTTCTGGTAGCGAAACCTATTTTGAAACAGGAAAATATTCCACCTATGTTTGGGATGGAGCAGTTGGCTATTACCTTTCCTCAAACCTAGGCACATACTACGCTAATGGGACTTTAATTACTGATGTTAATCAGACTGTTGAAGTTCCTTCTGGTAGCGAAAGTTATTATCCCAACGGCAAATACACTAGGTATAACTGGAATGGTTCTGGTGGGTATACTACATTAACAAATCAAGGTTCGTTCTACGCTAACAACACCACTATTTATACTGCAAACAATCAAACTGAAGTACCTTCTGGAGGTGGTAGTTATTACGACAATGGAACAACTTCTATTTACAAGTGGAATGGTTCTGGTGGCTTTACTGGAACAGGTGGCGGTGCTTATTATCCTTATGGCACTTACATCACCGATGACGGCACTACTGCTTATTATTGGAGTAATGACGGTTCTGGCGGCTATTACTCTGAAGCCCTGTAATCAATATGACTACTGCTCCTAAAACACTTCCTAAAGGCTGGGTTGCCTTCGTCCAAGACAACATTGCTGAACCGATTGTTGAACTCAAGAAGGACGGCAAATACTACGGACAACTAACGGTCATCTCCAAGCCAACAGAAGCCGAACTAAAGGCCGAACTCAAGCGTCTCAAAATCTCTCTCCCTGTATGATTACTATTCTCCTTTCTACAGTCACCTTCCTTGGTGGCGTTTATGTCGGCACTCGCTGGTCTGAAAAGATTAAGGCTGTCTACTATTCTATCATTTCTCAGTAATGGCGAATGAATACCAAAAGGACGGAGACTTAGGATTTGTCGGGCTTAACAGCCGTGACAACCCTAGTGCTTTGCCTCAAGGTATCGTTAGTCAGTCTCAGAATTTTAGAATGGATAGGGGTGTTGCCACAGTCCGCAAGGGGATGCAACGCAAGACTATTGGTGCTCTTGTCGGGCAGACGGTTTACGGTGTAGGAACATACATCAACAGCACAGGGCAAGAAATAATCATTGTTGTCCTCACGGATGGTCTTTACTCGTACAACCCTCAAACGGAGATACTTTCCGCTAAGGTCTCATTCCCCGCTGGTGAAACAATTATTACACAGGACGGAGTTGATGTCGTAGCGGGTACGGACAAGGTAATAATTTCTCGTGGTTTCAGCAAGCGTCCGCTGATTTGGGATATCAATGTTACAGTAACCGCTATGCCAACCGCTGGAACAGGACACGAATTCCCATCCTGCGAAAGCATCCTGTACTATGCTAACCGCTTTATTGTTACTGGCAAGCATCACGCTGAAACAAATGTCCTCCGAAACAACGATACTGTTTCCGTAAGTAATTTCCTAGACTACCAGCACTTTGACGCACTTGATGCGTTCACAATTAACAACGGCTCTAACGACAGAATCGTAGGCGTTTCTCCTTGGACTCTTAACGAGTTCTTGGTGTTTATGCGTAACAGCATCTTCTATGTAGGCGTTGGCACTAGCAGGTATGTGTCTGGAGAGGCTCTCTCTAATGACTCCTATGTCAGAACCCTAGCCACCGACATCGGCTGTTCTTCCAAGAAGTCGGTTGTGCAGGCTAACGGAGGCGTGTTCTTCTTGTCGGACAACGGTGTTTATTTCCTGCAACCTCAACCCGCTTCTGCGGAGTCTATGAAGTTGCTGACAATGGCTGACCCTATCTCAGCCCCGATTGACGATGTCATCCAGAGAATCAATACAACTTATGCCTATCGTGCCGTTGCTACCTATTGGAACAACAGGTACTATCTTGCCGTTCCGCTTGATTCCTCTGTCGATAACAACGCTATTCTGGTATACAATTTTATTTTAAAACAATGGGAGTCGGTTGACACCTACCCTGCTGGATTTGACATCTTTGATTTTGTCATTGCTAAGAAAGACAACCAAAGACGAATGTACGGAATTGATACAGACAAGGGGCTGTTCTTAATGGAGCAACTCAATGTAGACGAATACCAAGATTGGGCTGTTGGTGACCCTAACGCTGGAGAGCCAATTCTTCCGTTCTATATTCCTGCCACATTAGAGGCTCTTTCTTTCCCGCATAATAGCATTACCGCTATACTAAAGACCCGTAGATATTCATTTAACAGTATTGGAGATAAGCGTTTTAGCACCGCAGAGGTTGAAATAGTTACGGACGCTGGCTCTCAGATTCAGACTGTTGCTGAAGTTTATAATCCAGACATATCAACAACAATTGACACATTTGGTGCTCAGTTCACCGAAGACTCTGCCAGAAGAAACGGAATCAGAAAGATAGGCACAGGCATTCAACTTCAATTTCTTTCTACCAATTTAAGACCCTCTATTCGTTCTGCGTATATCTACGCTACAGTCCAAAAACAAACTAACACTTCTAAAACATAACAATGGCTCAAATCTCAAAAGGCGATACTTTCACAGACGGACAACAGGTAACTGGTGCTCGCCTTAACCAACTCGTTGACTCTGCTACGCTCCTTGCTGGTGTTATCACAGAACAAGGTGCTTTAACAGCCGCTACGGTTGCCTCAGATGACTTGGTTCTTATTTCTGACACCTCTGCCTCGGCTCTTAGAAAAGCCACCGTAAACGACATCCTAGGCTCTTCGTTGCCTGTTGTGGCATCATCGGTCACAGCGACCTCCGTGGTGACCTCTGTGGTCAACGCTGTGGCAAATAGCGACATCTTGATTACGCCTAATGACGGTGCTAATGTCACAAGCAAGACATTCTCTTCTGTAGACGGAATTACTTCAACAGTTGCTTCTACGGCTCACGGTCTTGTTACAGGACAGAATGTAACGATTACTGCCAGCAATGCTTCTTACAGCGGTACATACAAGATTACGGTTACTACAGTAGACGCATTTACATATGTTGTGTCTCCTGCAACAACAGCCGCCAGCGGTACTTGTTCTTATGTCAGAGAAGGGTCTGTCAGAATCAATGGTGAACTCAATGTTTCCGCTGGACTCAATGTTGCTGGTGCTACAACGGTTTCTGGGGCTACAACACTTACTGGTGCGACTACGGCTTCTGGTGCATTTACATCTAGCGGGACTGCTAATTTTACGGGTGTTTTACAGGTCAATGGTGCTGTCGGTTATGTGCTTACTGATATTGTAGAGGAAACCCTGTCTTCTTGGACAGCCGCTTCTGCTGGCGTTCAGTCTGCTGTTGTAACAACTGCTTCTTTTACAAAACCCTCTGACGAAATCTGGGTTTTTGAAATTGAAGGAACTTGGACTATGGTAAGAGGTTATGGTTCTTCTTATGCTTTCAGATATTCTACGGAAACATTTAGAACAGGTGCATATCTAAAAACTGATATGGACTACTCAAGCGGGGTTACTCACTTAGTTTCACGCTCTATTCAACATAGTTGGGTAGTCCCACTTGGAACGGCTTTAACTGCAAGAACTGTTGCCATAGATGTTAATGCTGGGTCGGGTTCTCAATTAAATATGTTTGGAAACACGGCTCTTTATACGGACATAATTACAACTGGAACGCTTCCTGCCTCCAAGTTCCGCATCTATAAATACAAAACAGCCTGATGCTCCTTACTGAACTCATAGCCTTCATCAAAAAAACCCATAAGGACTTTCCTTGGGCTGATGACGCTATTGGTCAGTATTTAAGTTGGGCATTTAGCAAGGATTGCCTGTTTGTTGAATCAGATGAAAATGGTCTTTCTGGCTTGATGATTGCATATCCTCTTGCAGACCACGCAGATGGGAGTACTAAGTCATTACTTCCTGTGGATTACGAAAGCAATCCTAACTGGGAAAAGTGGACAGACATCTGCGTTATGGACGCAATATATACAACTAAAGAATCCAGACTTAAGATTGTAGATAAATTTATGAAGCGTTTTCCGAACTGGGAGCACCAGACAAAATGGGCTATCAGAGGAAAGAAAACAATTAAACTTACTAACAGATATATACAACTTACAGGAACAACACTTTAATGAATACTTTTAATAAAATACCCTGCCTTCCTTCTGCCCCACTTGCTCTTCTTGGTGGTGCTATTGGTGCTACCTCAACTGGAATGGCGGCTTTGGGTGCTACTACTGCTCTTGGAGGTGCAATGGCTGGTGCAGGACTTGGGTCAATGCTTGGTGGAGGAATGGGTGGTGGCAAGGGTGGAAAAATCTCTGCACCTACTAACCGTTCATACCTTGGAGAAATGTCCGATGCTCTTAACTCTCAAGGCAAAATTCAGGGTCAACTGCTTGGTCTTGAAAGACAACATACACCACAGTACCAGCAACTCCAGAGGGACACCCTTATGGGTCAGATGGGTACTCTTAATGACCTCTACGGACAGGCTATCCCACAGTCTATGGCTCTCCAGAGCCAGTATGCACAGGCACAAGCCCC